CAGAAAAAATAGTTGATGAATCAGAAATAGATTCAGAAAAAAATAATTTAAAACAAAATACTATTCCAGATGGAAGTTTCAGCTTTATTATGGTAGAACAAAGCGAAAAGTTAATAAGAACAACCTACGAAAAATATGACGAGAGCCTTAACAACAGCAGTAAAAAATCAACTAGCGACTAATGATATTAGACCTGTTCATCTTATTAATATTGGGTTTAGTACTCCTGTTAATATAACTGATTGCTCTTTTCCTTTAACTTCTTCAATATCTGGCTCATCAGTTACATATTCTGCTAGTGATTTTATTTTAGATATATCTAGCTTTGATGAACAAACTGATCTTACAAAAGGTACAATTAACATTACTTTATCTGGTGTTGATACAACTTATATAGCTGTAGTTCTTAATGAAAATGTAATTAACGATAGTGTTACCATTTATAGAGGAATATTAAATAATTCTAATCAAGTTATAGCTGACCCAATAATCTTATACAAAGGCACAATAGATGGTTTTGATATAAATGAAAACAAAAACCAAAGTTTAGTTAATCTAAAAGTAGTATCTCATTGGGCAGATTTTGAAAAAAAGTCTGGTCGTAAAACTAACAACACATCACAGCAAAGATTTTTTAGTGCAGATGTAGGTTTTGATCATGCCTCAGAGATGGTTCAAGATATTAAATGGGGTAGAAAATAATGCATGATATTATTTTACTTTATAGAAATTATAATAAATTTAATGTTTGTGTAGATGATGATCTAGCGTCTTATCTTTTACCAAGTATTAATTTAAAACAATATAAAAAACATTATTATAATAATGAATTAATAGGTTTTACAAATTGGGCTTTATTATCTGATAATGCACACAAGAAATTTAAACATACAGGAATTATAGAAAATGAAGATTGGAATTCTGGCAATCATCTTTGGCATATAGAAACAATATGTAAATCAAATCTTAATAAAATAATGAAATGGACTAAATCATTTTTAACTAAAAAATTTGGAATAGGAAAACAAATTAATTGGTTAAGAATTAAAGATAATAAAATTGTTCGAGTTGTTACTAGAACTACAAAAAAAGGTTGGTTATAATGGGTGGTTTTAATCCTTTTAGAAAAATAAAAAAAGCATTTAAATCAGCAACTAAGTTAGTTAAAAAAATTGTTAAAACTGCTGTCAATGTAGTTCAAAAAGCTGTTTCATGGGTTACACCATCTTTTCCATCATTTGATGCTGGTGGTTCAGGAAGTGTAGGTTCTTTTGGCTCATCAGCTATGGATAATTATGAGCAAGGTATCATAATCAATAAACAATCTAATGACGCGTCTATTCCTGTTGTTTATGGAGAAAGAATGGTTGGTGGAACAAGAGTTTTTTTAAGAAGCTCAGGAAGTGCAAATACTTATTTATACATGGCTCTTGCTTTAGCAGAGGGAGAAATAAACTCTGTAGAACAAATTTATGTTGACGATACACTTGTTAGTTGGTCAGGTGCTTTAACTCATGGAACTGCAAGAAATTCAATTGGTGGGAAATATGGAACTAATATTTTAGTTCAATGTTTTATGGGTAAAGACGATCAAGTTGCCAGTAGTCTTTTAACTCCTTTATCTGGTTGGGGTTCTAATCATAGATTAAGAGGTATTTGTTATTTAGCCTTTAGATTTCAATGGAATCAAGATATTTTTAGTAATGTTCCTCAAGTTAAAGTTAAAATTAAAGGTAAAAAGATTGTAACACTTGATTCTAATTTAGCTGAACAAACTGAATCTTATTCAACAAATCCAGCATTTTGTATTTTAGACTATTTAAGAAATACAAGATATGGAAAAGGTTTAGCAACTACTGATATTGATTTACAAAGTATTTATGATGCTTCTGTTGTTTGTGAAACACAAGTTACGCCATATTCAGGTGGTAGTGATATTAATATATTTGATACTAACTGTGTACTAGATACAGGAAGAAAAGTAATTGATAATCTAAGAGAACTTATTAAAGGTTGCAGAGGCTTTTTACCATACTCTCAAGGTAAATATAAATTAATTATTGAAACAACAGGGTCAGCTTCAATAACTTTAACAGAAGATAATATTTTAGGTGGCTATGTATTATCAAGCCCAGATAAAAATTCTAAATTTAATAGAGTTATTGCTTCATATATTAATCCAGCAAGAAATTTCCAAGTAGATCAAGTTCAATATCCACCTATTGATGATTCTGGATTACCAAGTGCAGATCAACACGCAACAATGAAAACAGAAGATGGTGGAGTTTTATTAGAGGGTCGTTTTGAGTTTCCTACATTAACTTCTCCTTATCAAGCAGAAGAAATGGCAGAAATTATTTTAAGAAGATCACGAGAAGCATTAGCATTACAAATAACAGTAGATTTTAACGCTTATGATTTATTAGTTGGAGAATTAGTTAATATTACACATAGTTCTTTAGGATTTTCTAATAAAGCCTTTAGAGTATTATCAATAACATTTAATGAAGATTATACAGTAAGTTTAAATTTAGTTGAGTATCAAGCCTCTCATTATTCATGGACTTCTAAATCTGTAATTAGTTCAACACCTACAACAACATTACCAGACCCATTTACAACAATAGATTTAACTACTGTAGTTGGTTTTATAAATTTATCAGATACTATTGTTGCATATAATGATGGTGTAATTATTACTAAATTATTAATTGATGTTTTGCCATTAGATCAATCATTTAGTTTTGACCCAGAAACAGGATTATTAACAGACCCACCAGACGCATTTTTTGATTATTTTGAAGTAGAAATTTCAGAAGATGGCTCGTTATATTCAGAAGTAGGTTCAGGCAAACAATCAAGATTTGAAGTCTTAAATGTTAAAGATGATACTTTGTATTATGTAAAAGTTAGATATGTAAATACAGCTGGTGTAAGATCAGAATATATAACACAAACTCATACAATAGTTGGTCAATCTGCACCACCTAGTAATGTTCAAAACTTTGCAATTAATGTAGTAGGCGATCAAGCAATATTAAGTTGGGACGCAGTAACTGATTTAGATTTATCTTACTATGTTATTAAACATAATGCTAATACTACAGGGGCTACATGGAGTAATTCTAAAAATATAATAGATAAAATTGGACGACCAGCAACAACTGTTACAGTTCCTTTTTCTAAAGGTACTTATTTAATCAAAGCAGAAGATAAAAGAGGAAACCAATCACTTAAAGAAACTTTAATTGTTTCAAATATAGAAACAGTTAATTACACGATAGAAACAACTATTAACGAACACACAGCATTTTCTGGTACTAAAACAAACGTAGAAGTAGTTACAAAAAATTCAGCTAATCATCTTGGTTTAACTGCAACAGGAACATTAGGTGTATCTACGACATCTGTTCCAAGTTCAGGTACTTATGAATTTGCAAACACAATTACATTACCAGCAGTTTTTAAAGCTAAGTTTGAATCTAATGTTTTGCAAACTGTAGAAGATGTTGCTAATTACATTGACGCTGGACGACCAGATAGCACAACTTTAATAGATAGTGGAACACCAGACCCTTTTGATGGTAAAACAGTTCAGAATAGTAACACAATATTACAAATATCAACAAGTGATGATAATACAACCTTTAGTGCTTTTCAAAATTTTACAACAGGAGAGTTTTCAGGTCGATATTTTAAATTTAAGGCATTATTTACTTCTGCTGATCAAGATTCAAGAACTCTAGTTAATACACTTTCTGTTACAGCTAGTTTAAAAGAAAAGATAGAATCAGGTGCAGATATATCTAGTGGAACAGGTGGCAAAGCAATTACATATTCAAGTGCATTTAGATTAAATCCAGCAATTATAATTAGTGGTCAAAACATGGCAACAGGAGATTTCTTTACAATTACAAATAAAAGTACAACAGGATTTACTATTGAATTTTTTAATTCCTCTGGTACAAGTATAGACAGAACTTTTGATTTTCAAGCAAGAGGAACAGGATAAAATATGTCACAAGTAACACAGATAGCAGTTGATAACCAAACATTCGCAACTTTTAGAACTACTTTAAACAGTAGCTTAGACGCATTAAACACAGGTCATTTAGGCTCATCAAGACCAAGTTCAGCAGTAGCTGGAACTATTTGGCTAGATAATTCTGCAACAGATACTATCGCTATGAAGCTATTTGATGGAACAGATGACCTAACATTATTTTCAGTAAATACATCAACCAACGCAATAACACTTCCTAGTGGTGTTTCTATAACAGAAACTGACCCAAGTGCTATTCCATTTGCAATCGCTTTAGGATAAAAGGATAAAATATGGCTAATAATTTTAATGATGCACAAATAAGTTTAACAGACGCAACTCTTACAGATGTTTATACTGCAACTAATAAATCACTTGTTATTGCTGGTACTATTTCAAATACAACAACAACTTCAATTTTAGTTAGTTTAAAAAAATATGATTCTTCTGCAAATGCTTCAAAATTTATATTTGAGAATGTTCCATTACCTACAGGCTCATCTATTGAACTTCCTAAAATAGTTTTACAAACTTCTGACAAAATTCAAGCACAATCAGATAATGCTTCTGGTCACGCTGATGTTCACTTACAACTTTTAACAGATGTATCGTAATGAGTTATATAGGTTCAAAACCAGCAGATGCAGTTTTAGAAACTAACGATATAGCTGATGGTGTTGTAACTAATCCAAAACTATCTACTGGAAGTCAACAAAACTTCAGAAACATCATCATCAATGGTGACATGAGCATAGCACAAAGAGGAACTTCACAAACTAGTGCTGGTTCTTCTAGTGGTTCTTATCAAACAATAGATAGATTTAAATTTTCTAATAACAGTCTTGGTGCATTTACACAATCACAATCAACTGACGTACCAACTGGTCAAGGTTTTGCAAATTCTATGAAATTCGATTGCACAACAGCAGATGCTTCACCAGCTACTAGTGATTATTTAATTGTTAGTCAACGTATCGAAGGTCAAAATTTACAGTACTTAAAAAAAGGTACAGCAAATGCAGAAAGTTTAACAGTTTCATTTTGGGTTAAATCAGCAAAAACTGGAACTTATATTGCAGAATTATTTGATAATGACAACACAAGACAAATTTCTAAATCTTACACAATTAATTCAGCTAATACTTGGGAAAAGAAAACTATAACTTATCCAGGTGATACGACAGGAACTTTAGACAATGATAACGCTGGAAGTTTAGATTTATTTTTTTGGTTAGCTTCTGGTTCTAATTTTTCATCTGGAACTTTATCAACTACTTGGACAGCTTCAACAACAGCAAACAGAGTAGTAGGTCAAGTCAACCTTGCAGATAGCACATCAAACGAATGGTACATTACAGGCGTACAACTAGAAGCTGGTCAAACAGCTTCGGAGTTTGAATTTTTACCCGTTGATATTAATTTACAAAGGTGTCGTAGGTATCTTGAAAAATCTTCTAACATGAATTCTGCTTTAATAGCAACAAGTCAAGGTATTGTTTCAATAAGAGATGGAACAGCTTCAGCAGTTAATAGGTATTACAATATTCAATATTCCGTTGAAAAAAGAGCTACACCAACATTAACATCATATGACTTGTTAGGTGCAACAGGCAAAGTTAGGAGAGACGCAACCAATGGTGCTACTGCAATTACTTTTAGCACAGGCTCAACTTGTTTTAATATATATACACCATCAGGAGTT